ACCATAGTATTCAAATGTTGTTCCAGTACCACCAGATGTATATGATCCACTACTCCAAACTTCAGATTGAGCATAGAATTTACACGCTGGTTGTTCATCCGTAGCATCATACCAGTTTCCAACACCGATAGTTGATGCGTTTGTGTAATAGTTCAATTCAAATACATCACTACCAGATCTTCGTTTGACTCTACATCTGTATGTTGTAGTATAGTGAGCATGAGGTTGAAAAGCATTAGCTGGAACAACTTCCTCATCTGGATTTCTTGGTCTAGTAAATGCAACATTACCTCTAAGATCTTCAGATAGTGCTGGAACTCTAAACTGACCAAACAAATCAATAACTGCTGTAGATCCAACGTTAGAGGATACTTCAACACCAACACCAGATTTTTCAATAGTCAATCCAGTTGCACTAGTAACAGTGTTGTCATTGATAACACCTTGATCTGATGCACTAGATGCTCTGATGAATTTAGATCTCAAATCTGGGACTTGAAATTGATCATCATTAAGAGTTACATCCGTTTGCCTAAAAACACATGCATCACCCGTGCCTAAAATTTCTGCCAGTGCTGGATATGTTGCTTCATTATATACACTACCATCACATCTAATATATCCAGAAGGCAATAATCTCAATCCAATGCCAACATTTGGATCGTTAACATCAAGTTCTTTGGGGAATGCAATAATAGTCCCCGTTGTTGTTCCGATCTTTGCTCTTTCTTGATTTAAAAATGCTGCCATTTTAGTATGCCCTAATGATCATAATGATCGTCTGTGATGGAGTATTGTTGTCCATAACAATATTTAACGCTTTTTCGATATCAGATACGTTAACTGTATATGATTGAATGTTATTAATAGCAATATTTTGTGGCGCTCTTAGTCCACTCTTATTCATTGTAATGTCAAAACTGAAGTGATTGTGGTTTGCAAGACTTGCAACTGTAAAATCTTCAGCAGAGTGACTCAAATTAGTTGGATAAGTTGTTGTAGTATCACCATTCAAATAGTTTGGTTTTCCTAGCAAACTTTGAATTGCAACTGGGAATGTGCCAGTGTGTGCTACTTCTTGGTGATTATAGTTATATGTGTCACTAAATCCACTGGTATATGCACCAGAAGATGGAATATTTCTTGTCAATCCAACATTAGGAATTGTTTCCTGGGTAAAAGTTTTTGTGCTATCAGTAAGAACAAGAGTGTTTTCATCATAATAAGTAATAGATCCATATCCATTAGTCCAAACGTCAGCACCATCAGAAGATGTAACCCCACTTAAGTTTGCAGATTCATAGTTTGGAGAACCAGATACTTCAAAAACAGGTGCTTCAAAAACCTGAACATATCTACCACTGGTAACAGCAGTTGTGTATTGACCACTATGTTTGTGTCCAGGAGTATGATCAATACCTAGTTTTCTACCAATTGTATAATATGTTTTAGACCAAGTAGGATCATTCAGAGTAAATTCTTGAATTCTTCCTGCCATGTTATCAATGGGATCGATCTCAAAAAGAAGATCCGTATCAGCACTATAGATTGCTGGTGGAGTAACACCAGTGCCATCTTCAGAAATTAAATCACCAACAACATCATAAGCATCTGACTGACCAAATTGATATTGTTGCTGTAAGAGATATTCTTTCTCAAGGTCAATCATCGCCCTACCATTTAGGTTAGGAACTCTAAATTGATCAGATTCATCAAAATCTGGGAAATTTGCTTGAATAGCCTCATCTGTGGGACCATATGTGTTTCCCAAATGTGCTGCCAACAAAGGATAATCTTCTGCTGGATAAGATGTTCCATCACATGGAATCCATCCATGAGGGATACCATCAGGATTTGCCCCCGTCCTTGAAGAGCTACCCGACCACGGCATAATAGTGCCGATAGGGGCGCTCTTCATTGTCTTTAGTCTGTTGTAATATGCCATCAGAGTTCAGTTAACCACCAACCTTGGTATACGGCAGGAATGAAGTTGTCTCCATCAGTTTGTCCAACATAAATTAGACCGAATGAAGCATTTCTGTTCTGAACAACCAATTCACCTGAGGAGTATGGTGCAGATAGACCGCCCAACTTAGTTCCTTCTGTGTCGCCTTGAACTGCAACTGGTTCACCACCCACGATTGGGGCACGAATAACGAGGGAGTTGTTATAAGTTAGTTGTCCACCAACCTCAGTGATTCTGATAACATCACCAGTCTCTGCCGATGAAGGTAGAGTCAGGATAAGTGCGCCTGTAGAAGGAGCTACCGCTACAATATAATTTATATTAACTTGTAGGGTCGATGCTGCGTTGACGAACTTAGTAATGTGTCCACCATTCTTATTCTTCCAACCAGTGTAACCAAATGCATCAATAGAAGCATCTTGTCTGATTGTGAAGTTCTTGGTTCCACCATTGCCAAGTTGTCTTACATCTAGGATCTTCTGTGACTGAGATGCAACTGTAGAACTAATACCAGCAACATCAAGTAATCTTCCAACAAAAGTATCACCAAAGTCTGGTTCAACTCTAAATGTTGGTTCAAATGCCTTATTAGTGAACTGAATTGCGTTTGGATCCTCAACACAAGTAGATGGGAAGATTCTCAACAAACCACTGATATCAGTAGAAGCATTGATATCAAGTGCTCCAGATTCGAAGTGGTGCTCTTCGTTGTTGATCAACTTGAGGATAGGTACGTTGTTATCTGTACCAGTAATCTCGAAGTTAGAACCAACAAACTTCACATCATCATAAACTGTTAGGCGACCATGATGGTAATCTTTCTTAACTAACTGAGTTCCACCATCGTTAGTGACGCTGTTTGTTACTTCGAAGATCTCATCATTGATCAAGACAAAGTATTCACGATCAAGGAAGAATGGAACCAAATCACTATTTTCGAGTCCGATATCAACACTGGATCCACCAGTTGTTCCAATATCAGCAGTTAGTGTAGTTGTTTCTCTGAGAAGAACTCTCCAAACACTCTCACCATCTTGGTGAGTCTTAGCAGTACCAGGAACATTAGGTACGCTGCCTACACGAGTTACAGGTAAGTATCCAGCATTTCCTGCTGTTGGAACTGGTGTTCCAGATACAAGCATGAACTCCTCATTTCCACCAGAACCATAACCAACGAGGATAAGATCGCCACTTTCAAAATCAGAAATATCATCAACTGTTAACTGAGTAGCAGTTGTAGTGATTGGAGTTAGAGTATCAACAAATGTGGTTGCAATGCTATTGTCAACCTTAGGATCCTTGAGTGCGACATAAACTACATCGCCTTCTGCGTGTGCCTGAACCGAGGTTCCGAATTGTGCTCTTTGAGCAATAACGACACCACTAGGATTACCAATTACGGTATCACCAGAACAAGCACTAACACTGAAGATGTCACGCTCTCTGTCAGTAATAGTAAACTGCTCGTTTCTAGATGCTTCGAATGTAATTCCTTCGCTGCTGTTATTTCCAGTGAATGGAACATTCAAAGTAACAACGTTGCCAACAATGCTGACAATTTGAGGATCGGTGAATCTAGTCTCACCAGAATCTTCAGGGAATCTATTCTGCTCTAGAGTGACTGTACCGCCACCAGTTACAATCTGAACAAAGTCTCCAACTTCTAAACCATCAGTATTAGTGACTGCGGTGATTGTTGATAGTTCTGCTTGAGCATTACCAACAAACTGAGTCTTAGAAGCAGTCTTACATCCACCAATAAACTTCAGAGAACCATTGATGGTTAGTTTTCCATTCTCTCCATTGACTCCATCATTACCAATTGTTGTTTCACCAGTTACGCTGTCAACCTCAAAGAGAACATCGCCAGATGGACATCCGCTTAGAATTTGGAACTTCTTATTCTCTTGATTGAGAGTCGATGCAAGTTTAAAGACTTCACCCTGATCGAATACGCCATCACCATTTGTATCTTCACGATCAACAATAATATAATCAATACCAACCTGAAGTGTTCCACCAAATGTTGCGAGATAGATGTTCTCAGTTACACCAGAAGAATCAATACCTTGTTCAATCCATGTAGCATCGAATGCAATGTTACACTTATAAACAGGAGTTCTATTTGTTGGAGTTTCTGGGTGATTATCCTTGATTGGAGTAAATGTTCCAAGTGGTTGTCTTTGAACAATCAAGTAATATGGAGCAGTTTCTGCACCGATCAAACCACCAGTTGCAACACGAACAATTTCAGGGTGTGTTCCTGCTACTGGATCGACTGTAGCGTCAAGAAGTAGATAATCACCTTCTTGGAAATAATCACCAGGAGCGTTAAGAAGTGGTAGGTAATATAGATCGCCAGTTAGTGCTTCTAGATCTGAACCTTCAGGTCCTGCGCCAGGTTTTGCTGCTTGGAATGTTGCATCACCCCATGGTGCAGAACCAGCGGTATCAATTCTATTGAAGTTTGGATCACCATCTGGCAACTGGAAGACATTAACAAGATCAACATTCTGATTAAATGATGTTGGTCCGAGAATTCCATCGTCGTGTGCAAATGCAGTAGAACCAAGTTGTGCTCTAGTTCCAACGAAGGAGAATGCAGCAACACCACCACATAGTTTTACACTGCTGTTGAATGTTGTTTCACCATCAATCTCAAGGCTATTTCTGATGGTTGTTGTTCCACCCTGACCAGCAATATTAACTTCAGAAGCATTTGTAGCAAAGTCAATTGTCTGAGTATTACCAGAGAAGAAGCTGACAATACCTGCTTCAGTTCTTAGTGTTACAATCTGCTCAGGATTAGTTCTATCACCACCAAGATTCTTATTAGCACCAAATGTCACATCACCAGCAAATCTAACTTGCTTAGTTTCGAAATTGACAACTGATAGTGAAGATAGGCGGTTATAAGCACCACCCATGTAGATTCTAGAAATAGCAGCATCTCTATCGATATTACCGAAGTAGATATTACTATGATTAGCAGAGTTACCAATCTTGATGAATTGATCATCAGATGCTTTATCACCAATGTAGATCCACTGATTGTCGTTAGTGAAATCACCGATTCTAATTGTCTTAGAATAACCCGCAAGGTTTAGACCAGCAGAGTCATCACCACCAACGAATGTAGAATCGTTGAGTAGATTGAATGTGCCAACTGTTTCAGAAGTTCTGATCTCAGCAATTGTTCCGTCACCATTAACTTCAATATCACGCTCAAAGCGTACATCTTCGGTGAATCTAGAATCACCAACAACAACGAATGCTCTGTCTAGTTCCTTACCAGAAGTAGTATCATCAACGTTAATTCCTAGGCGACCGAAGTTGTTACCTCTTCCAGATTCAACGATTCCAGAAGTTCTAGTATCAACACGGAGAGTGCTGTAGGTTGTTGGATCTTCACTATTTCCACCAACGATAAGAGCATCTGCAATTGCATTCTTCTCTCTATCAGCGAAATTAGTATGATCTAAGAAGTCAGTTGTCTTACGACCACTAATGTATGCATTACCAACAACATCTAGGTTAGCACGAGGATCGGTGTCTGCAGAAACAAATGCATTTTCATAAGAAGCATGAGTTGCTCTTGCAACTGTGTTAACACCAAGTTTGTAATCACCAATTGCTTCAGTTTCTGTTCTAAGTGCTTCAGCACCAAGGACGCCTAGTTCCTTCCAGTTAGAGTTAGAATACTCAATTGATGGAACAGGGTCACCCTGAGGGGTGTTGTTTACAACAGTTTCCCATGAGATTGATTGTTGTTCAAAATCATTTGCTGCTTGTAGATAGACAACATTAGAAGCTCTATCAAATGGATCAGATGGAGGAGAATATACTCTCCAAGTAAAGTTCAATCTAGTATCAACGTAGAAATCTCTAAATCTAATTTCAGAACTAGAGTTAATACCAGGAGAACCACCAACATTAGTTAGAGGAATTTCAATTCCACTTGGGGTTGCAAAGGTCAATTTAATAACATTTGCAGCAACTCCAGTTGGAGCAAAATCAATTTGCTGAATTTCGGTAGAAGAAATTCCTGAGAAGTAGTTGGATAGAATCCATCCAAACGAACCACTCTTATTAATTTCAGATCCTTTGATTAGGACATCACCAGAAAGTGGAATTACTCCACCATAAGAAACAAATTGATCCGAGAATAGTCTAGTTCCAGATGGAGCAATTGGAGTTTGATTTGGAGTCTTGTTAGAAGCAACGCCACCAGCAGTGTGTGTCTGGAACAGATATCTCTGTCCATCACCTCTTGGGTTGAACTGGAATACAGCAGAGGTAATTCTGTTCTTGCTAATACGAATATCACCCTCGGTTGGAGGAGTAAATGCGGTTCTGTCTAGGCTCTCATCCTGCTCTAGCTGGGTTACAGGGTCAACGGAGGAAACATTGGAACGGATGATTAGAGCATCACGCTGCTGAATTAGGTCTTCATCTTGAACACCAATGAGAAGTGGAGATTCAATTGTGTTGACTAGTTCACCATCACCACCAACGATTGTAATGTTCTGGTTAAAGGTTACAGGAGTGTCGAAGGTAGTAACGAGACCACCAATAGTATCGTTCTCGTCTCCATCATCAGCAAGAACTGCTGCATCGATGAAGGTCTCTTCGCCAGTGATAGCGTTGATTCTTCTGTTACCGATGTAGAGATCACCCTGAGAGTTAATACCCGTGTAGAAGACGATACCAGCGTCTTGTTTCTTCGACTGGGCATAGAAGTCCTGATCTGGAGTTAAGACCACTTCCTGACGCGCTGGGAGACCTGTGGAGTAGTTACCAGGACCGAAACCAAGGTATTCAAACGTATGGTTTCCAGCACGAGCAATAGATGGTCTACGAAGTTCAACGTAGTAACGCTGATCCGAGAGGACTGTGCTATCACCAGAGATTGAGATTCTACGATCTTCTGAACCAGAAGTTGCATTTCCATCCTGTGCTTTAATAGCGTTAGCACCAGTATAGGTGTTATTCAAGAATGCTGATTGAGAAATCAGATCATCAACAAGTTCTCTAGTTACAGAGTTCTTGTAGTCGTTGACAGAAACTGCACCATGAACGTAGTTATCAGCAGCGGAGAATGCAGATGGTGGGTCAATTAGGTTAGCATAGTAATCTTTTTCTGCTTGAGTTGTACCAGAGTTTTGGAACCAGAGAGGATCGTTTCTATAGTTGAGAGGATAGAGTTTGCTGACTGGTTGCGAGAACTTAAATTTACGGAAGTTTGTAGAAACACCAGCACCAGTTGGGAATGGAGAGATGTTACCACGGAGAGCGGTTAGGTAGTAAATACCATCTTGCTGACCAGCAATTCTACGCTGTAGTGTCTCATATCCAAAGATGTAGAAAGTATCATCAATAATACCAGCATCTTCAACAGAAGCAACATAGTATTCAACACCAGCATCGTCTTGAATACGATCACCAGGAGTGATAGTATAAACGTTAGCGCCGTTTTGCTTGTAATAATACTCAGGATAATTTTTTCTGATTAGTGTTTTCAGAGGTAGCGATTTGCCCATATCCTGGTCTTCCAGCATAGTAGCAAATACTTCTGCATCACCTTGATCTTGGGTGAATGTTGTTTGGGTGAATTCACTAAATTCAAGTTTACCGCCACGGATATTCTTGATGATTAGATAGTGATCACCACCAACGCTGTAATATGCATGGATATTAGCAAGACCAGAAGAATTACCAGTAAACTCAACAGCATTTGTATCTGACGCCAAATTCTGAGTCTTATTGACGATGAAGTTGCCGCCCTGAGGAGCAGAAATCTTAACTGTTGTTAGGATTTCATTTCTTAGACCAGGGAAGTTTCTGCTGTCAATTGTATGATCAAACAGAGTTAGTTCTAGGTAATTAATAGAAGGATCTAGAGGATCAGCAACATAACGACCAGACTGAATAGTCGATTGAACACCAGAAGTGAAGCGAGCGAACGAACGATATTCGATACCAGAACCAGTTTGATCCTTCTTAAATGGATCATACTGAACTTCAGTGTTCAAGTTATTTGCTTCGAAATCATCAGCAGTATAACCGATGTATTCTCCTGCTTGTACAGGGTTCTCGAAGCGAGCACCATATACTGTGCCAGTTACAGGCTTGAGTAGAACTTTCTGAGGAACAAGTTTACGGGTGTCGTCAGTTCTTGTCTTAAGAACGAAACCATTGATAGGATCTCTTGCGTTCTCAAGATACTTAGGAATAACGAAACGGATCTTATAGGTTCTCTCATCTGCCTCACGGGTATCATCTAGACGCTCATACCACATATCAGTGGATCTCTGACGATCATTATAATCGTCTTGATTGATTCTCCAGAAGATGTTGTTCTGAAGAACGCTGAGTTGTTCATTAGATTGATCTAGACACTGAATGTACCACTTACCAGAATCGGTAACTGCATCAGTGAAGGAAGGATCAAAGCGCATTGGGCTTCTGCGCTTGTTAGCAAAGACCTCAAATTCTACACCACTTTGTCCAGCAGCAAAAGTGATAGGATCTTCATTTGAATTTGCATCTGCAAATGTCTTGTGAATTGTGAAGACTTTGTTGTTTTGATAACGAACAAAGAATTCTGTTCTTGGATTAATTCTACCAAAGTCTGCGTCATTGGAATCAACAACAGCAACCTCAGGATCATTTACATAAGTGTTAGAAACTAGAGGTAGTTCACCGCCTTCAATTGCTCTGATGAATACTCTCTGAGCAATCGATTGAGGTAGGGAAGATGAAGGAACATCAAAGATGTGTGAAACATCTGTTTCAATACCAGCATTGACTGTATTGGTTAGTTTTGCACGATAGTTGTGAAGATCATACTTGTCGTCAAGGACGAATTGATACATATCAATCTCAACGTCCTTATCGATGCTAGCAGTCTCAGATGCATAGATGTAGATACCTGCTGCAGCATTCTCCTTAGAGGTTGCGAGCATCAATCTGGTTTGATCATTACCATCAAAGAAGGTAGTTCCACTATAATCTTCAGGTTGAGTTTTTCTACCAGGAGCAATTACATAGTAAGTGGTATTAGTATCAAATCCGTTAGGTAGTCTAACAAGACGCTTATCAACATCGACATACTTACCAGTTACCGTATCAAAACGAGGACGTGGTACAAGTCTTACAGGAGTTCCAGTTTCAAACTGGTGTGGGTCGGATGGGTTGCCACCAACGTCAATGGTAAAGACTGTTGCTCTAGATGCGAGAAGTGCAGTGTTAACTGTCTGCTCTTGTCTGCTTACAGATCCGAGTCCACTATTGATAATAGTAGTGATGTTACCGATTAGAGTCTCAATAGCATCAGCAGTACCAGAACACTCTCTATAAGATGGTGATACTAGAGTATCCTGAATGACATCAGGAGTTACATTACCATTCTCTGGTCCAACTAGAACTGTTGTTGGTAGAGTATCTGCCCAAACTCCCTCTTCGAATACAAAGTAAAGATCAGGGCTGCCGCTAAGTTTTGCATTTAGAGTTACGCCTTCTTCTAGACGCGATCCCTTGACACCAAGTTCAATTCTTGTATTGTCAACAATTCTCTTAACGTATGCACCTTCAGGAATAGTGCTGTATGTTACTTCAGCATCTTCTTGTAGAAGACCATTTACAAATGCAGGAGTTGATGGATCAGTTAGTCCTCTCGAATTCTCATATTCTTTAACACTCATGCCAATGATAATACCACGAGTATCATTGACATCAATGATAGCAGATCCAGCAGTGGTGGAACAATCGAACGCAAGAACGTCGAAGTTTCTCATGGCAGCAGTTGCCATCTGACCGACATAATCCCAAGCGTCTAAGGTTTCTGCCTTTTCGTCATCAATATATGTGAGATTAGTTCCTACGTAGTATGCTTCACCTGCTTGGATGCTGTTGATGTTACCACCAAGTCTTAGGTCATTGACAACAGCGTCAACGATGTAGGAAACGTCACGGAAACACTTAGATGCTTCATTATTAATAGTGAAGTCTCCATTGTTGACAGGAGGTAGATTTGCAAGTGATCCAGTGGTAATTGCGTCCGTAAGGATATCAAATAGGTTCTCAATAGTTGAACGAACGTTAGCACAATCCCAGAGACCATTGCTGAGAGGAGGTAGAACATCTAATGTTCCTGCTTGTAGAGCATCACATACAATACCAATTAAGGTATCGATAGTTGCTAGAACATCAGAACAATTTCCTAAGGTATATCCTAGCTCATCATCACCAGGGTTAACGATAGTGCTGGATGGTTGATAAGCTCTTGCAGCACGAGGATATGAGTGGGTGGTTACATTCTTGTCCTTGGTGCAAGTAAAGGTTAGAGATTCTGTCTTGATTCTAATAGGTTCGTTAATTCCTAGTCCATGAGGAGATGCTGTAGTAACAACAACATTACCAGTTGCAGGATCGTAAGTTGCACTGGTTACATCATGCTCAACCAATAGAGAAGGACCAACATTAATAGTAATACTATAATCAGTTACCGCAGTTGGGTTAACATTCTGACCAGTAATAGGATCAGAACCAGGACGTGGATAAGTCTGCTGAGAGGAATAGTTATCCGAAGCACACTCGAATGTGAATGAATTATCATCCAAGGATAGTTGATCAGTTACCAGTACGCCATGAGCAGTACCGAAGTACATTACAAATTCTCCAGTTGCTGGATCATAAGTTGCATTATCTGGAGTTAGTTGTGGTCCGTTAACAACGTTAATAGCACCAGCAGATACAGATACAAATCTGTGATCATAGTTACCACCAGAAACAACAGCACCAGGAGAAGCACTTACAAAGGTGTGAGGATAAACGTGAGTAGAGGTGCCAACATTAAATGTTAACGTATTAGAGGTAACTGCGGTGATTGCAACTGATGTGTTGTATGCAGGATCAGCAGAAGCACCAGTAGTTCTCTCTACTGTTAGAGTGCCAGGTGTTCCATCAGTTCCAACTGCTTGAATGATAATTCCAAATAGGGAATCAATTGCGCCAGCAGCAGATCCGCA